TCTGTTCAGGTGCTGAAGTCTCAGGGCACTGATGGCATTGTGCGTCTGTCTGCCGCTATCCGTTTTGGAGTTGGCAAGGGACGCGCTTCCAGCGCCAAGCGTATCTGCAGCGCCTGAGTCTAGCGCTCAGCTCAGATCAAGCTCACCTTGGAAACAGGGTGGGCTTTTTTGTGTCTGCGCACCTGTGCTGAAAATCTAACGACTTGACAAAAGGATTTAATCTGCTAGTATGGTAAGACAGTCAGGCGTGATGCCACACACTGTATGATCCTTGAAAGTCCTACCTGCTCAAAACTTTCCTGCCGGGTGCAAGCCCGGTGGGGACTACAAACCAAAACAACCAAATGATCAAACGATTGAAAAACGAAACTGACCGGGAGCTGGTGCAAAGGATGTATAGCCTGTGGCTAGATACCCTTGGCATCAGGAATAGCTACCCATACGGCAGCGCGCGCTATAATCGCGCTGAAGCCAAGTGTGAGGAAATTGAAAACCAAGCAAGCCTGCTGGTCTTCAAGGATACCAAACACACTATGACGCAGTGCGAGTATGGAGAAGACCCGGAAGACCCAGCAGAATAGGACTAACACCCGCCCCCATCTAGCCAGCCTAGGTGGGGGCTTTCTGTTGGCAGGGGTATCAGGGTAGCCCCCGCCCCCGGCAAAGCCTGCCACAGCCCAGCCAGACCCCTAGGGCAGCCTGCCCTGCTTGTCAGCCCCGGCAATAGTATGGACAGCAACCTTGCAGCTATGTGGCTAGCTGACGCGCAGGCTATCTGCGCTGAGGCAGGGCAGACAGTCACCATCAATAGCGTAAGCTATGCAGCTATGGCTAGTGACCCCACCCTTACCCCTAGCCTAGAGGCAGGTGGTCTAATGGATAAGATCACTACGCTAATCAAAGTGCCAGCTACCTCAGCTGCCCTAGCTGCCAAGTCTCATATGCAACCCGGCAAGCGCCTGACCTTTGATGCGCGCCCCTATCGGGTCACAGCCTTCACTTACAAACCCGGCAGTGCTTGGCTGCAAATGCAGTGTCAGGACGCTGATCAGCGCTAATGGCTGGTGATATTCAGATTGTAGTTAAGCGTAACTTAGCTGAGACGCTAAGCAGGTCTTTTAAAGGCTTTGCTGAATACACCCGCCAGCTCACTGAAGATTTGGTTAAAGAGGAAGGTGCGCTTACCTGCCGTGAAGCTATTAACTATAGCCCCCCGCTCGATGGTGCTTCAGGGGGCAAGGGTGATAAGAAGACTTCTGAGCGCTGGGGTAATTGGGCAGTAGCTAATGACATTCTAACTATTGTAACTGAAGACAGCAAAAGCGCAGCCACTGCTGTAAATGCCAAGTCTGGTGCTTTTGAAAAGTATGTTGCTTGGCGGCAGGGCAAGCCCCCCAAGTCTAGTGGTATCATTATGAAACTTTGGGAAGACCAAGATGTAAGGCGCAGCTTTGCGCGCGCAAAAGTCCTGCTGCGTAAGTGGAATGGATCGCGCAACCATCAGGTGCTTAATGAGCCTAGCCTTGAAGCGCGACACAATCAGATTAGGGCGCAATATAAAGGGCGCATCAGGAAGACCACCAAGGGTAAGCAGCTGATGGGGGCTAGTATTAATTATGCCTTTGCCCCGGTGAATGTAATTAAAAATTATATTAAGAAACGGCAGCAGCGCGTTGGCTGGATGAAAGCTGGCTGGGTTGCTGCTATCCATAAGATTGGAAAACCTAAGATTAATGGCATAGAAAAGACTTTTGGCTTACGGAAGCTGCCCACTTGGATTACCCGGCACAACGCAAGTCACGGTGCAGTAGGGTTTAATAAATACCAAACTAACAGCAATAATGTGCTTATGACTGTGCGTAATGATCTGGGTGATATTTTTGGCGTTGGCTATCTTGCTGGCACTAAGCGCTGGGTGATGGGTGCGCGCGCTGGGAAAATGCAGCGCAGGCTCAATCACTTTATGCGCGCTGCCATAGACAAAGCCAATAAGGGGCAAATCCCCACTTAACCTTTATGAGTATCAAAAGCCCCCTTAGTATTATTGAAGACGCGCTTGCCGCCAAGCTTGGCGCTGAGACTTCCCTTGCTGCCTACCATATCAGTAATGGTGAAACAGCTGATGAGCTACAGCTGCCCAGCATTGTGGTTGCCTGTGAGTCTGCCAGCTACCCCACCGGGTTTGCCCAAGGGCTAGGTAACTATAACTGCCAAGTCAGCGTTGGGGTCTTTACCCAGATTGATGACACCCCCCGCGCTACCCACCGGGCTGCTGTGCAGGATGTGCTTGGTAGCTTGTCTGATCTGCCGGGGCTTAAGGCTGTCTTCACTACTCAGGCTGATGCCAGCTGCTATGACATTACCCTTACCGGGCTGCAGGAAGGGCGCGGGGAAAGGTGCTTTGATAGCACCCTTACCTTTGAAGTCCTTATTGTCCTGAGCGCTGTTTGACTTGGGCTGCATTGGTAATCCTTCCTAAACCTTAACCCTATACTACAGTGGCAACTACGCAGAAGGGCACAGCCCATATTTACGGCATTAACGGCACAGTCACCGGGCTGACAGTTCAAAGCTACTCTGTTGGCAAGTCCTTTGCTAACGCTGATGAAGTCACTAACGCTCAAGGCGTTGTTATTGGTGTGCGCTATTCTGATGAGCGCACCACCCTTTCTATTGAAGGGCTAGTGCCTTCTAGCTACACAGCTAGCATTGGTGACAATATTACCTTCACAGGTAATGGCATCGCTTTTTCCGGGCATATTCAGTCCATTGAGGAGCGCGGTGAAGCTAAGGGCTATATGCGCATTAGCATCACAGGCATTGACTATGAAGGTATTGCCTAAGCCCTAAGCTTAGCTTTGATTTTCTCAGAAGCGCTGGCAGCCTGAAGTTATGGCTGACCAGCGTTTTCTGTCTGCTTTCCTTACGCCTGCGGTCACAGTGATCCTAGGCAAAAAGCTTAAACCCTTTTGCCTTAAGCATAGGCTTTTCCTTGAAGGCATAGGCAGTCCCTTCCTTGAAGACCAAGCTGAGCTGACGGCAGGTGACTTAATCCTAGCGCTTAAGGTCTGCGCTGATGAGCGTATTGATAAGCCCAGCCTGCAGGACAGCTGGATTAACCTTAAGCTGTCACTGTCAAAGCCTTTGCTAGCGCGAGCCTGCACAGCCTTTATCAAACATATTGACCGGGCTGACGCATACCCAAGATTTTGGGAAAGAAAAGACCAGCGCGCTGGGGCGGCAAGCACTGTCCCTTGGCAGCTAAGTGTAGCCTGTAACCTCATCAGGAATGGCATCAGCTATCAGGATGCTTTCACTATGCCTGAGGCAAAGGCTTTCTGGCTGTCTGCTGCCTTCAGTATCCAGCAGGGAAGTAAGCTGGAGTTTATCAGCACTGATGATGAAGACCTGATTAACCACCTGACCCAGATTGACCAATCGGCAAAAGTAGAAGCCAACCCAAACCCCACCCCCTAACAATGTCTTCAGGTCTAGAGTTTAACATTACTGCGCGCGATCAAGCCAGCGCAGCTGTTGAAACAGTTAATAAGAAAATTAAAAACTTTGGGGCTGATGTGGCTAAGTCATTCCTTTCCTTTGCCGCGCCTATGGCGCTGCTTCAGGCTGGCATTGGATTTGTCACCAATAAGGTGGATGAGTATAACAAGCGTATGGAAGCTGCTGTGGAAAATGCCTCAAAGCTTAAGGATGAGGCAGCTGACCTTGGTGTTAGCGTAGAAGTCTGGCAGCGCTTGAAGGGTGCAGCTGATGAGTCAGGTATTGCTGTAGGCAAGGTAGGCAAACTTTACAGCGAAGCTGTGCGCCTGATTGAAGCTGGGAAAGACCCGCTAAGTGACGCTGCTAAAGTTTTGCGTGATGCGCTTGGCTTTGCTGCTGAAGATGTGGCTAGGGGAAACATTGACGCTATTGCCGTTATTGAGCGTATGGGCACTGCTATTTCAGGCGCGACTAGTGAAGCTGACGCTATGCAAATGGCTACTGCCCTGCTAGGTGAGACTTTGGCTAAGGAGCTGCTCCCGGCACTGCGTGAAGCTGCCAAACTAAAGCAGGGCTTTGTGGACACTGAAGGGCTTACTGAGGAAGAAGCTGCTGTGTTGCGTGAAGCCAAGGCTGAGGAAAGGCGCACCAAGGCGCGCGAGGAATATAATGACGCTAGGAAGGCAGTGACTGAGAGGTTTCTGGAGAAAGACCCAGAAGGTCAGGCGCTGGTTGCAGCTCAAGCAAGTGAGTCATTTGGGGGTGGTCTAAGCACCGGGGCTTTAGCTTCTATGGAGGAAATACAGAAGCGCGTCAGTGAAATCCTAAAGAAGCGCGCTGAAGATAAGAAGGCTGCTGATCTGACTGAAGCTGCAGCTGCCGCGCAGCGGGTGCGTGATGCTGCCACAGCTGCTAAGATTGAAAAGGATAAGAAGGAAGCAGCTGACAAGGATGCTAAGGATAAGCCCAAGCAGGATGCCAAGGCTGCAGCTGATAAAGAGAAGGAAGACAAAGCTGCCAAGGACAAGGAAGCCAAGGATAAGAAAGACCTAGCTGAAGCGCTTGACGCTAAGACCAAGCTTGATGAGGAAAACGCTAAGGGCACAGGTAAGCTGACTGTATCAAGCTTGCGCGACATTGGGGGCGGTCTTGCCGGGGAAGCTATGGTTAATAGCTTGGACATTCAGCAGAAGCAGTTGGACATTTCACAATCAATCCTGATCGAGCTGCAGAAGCTCAATACTAAGACCCTGCCAGAAGCGCCTGCGTCTATTGACTTCACCAAAGGTGGCATCAATCAAACAACCTTTAACGCTTAACCCCTAATGACTAAATTAATTAAGAAAGGTTCAGGAGCTTCAGGAAACTCCTTAGAGCTGCAACCTGATTGGACTATTGAAAGTGACGGTTTTGGGCTGCTGACTTCTAAGCTGACCTTTAAGTGTGACGCTAGCAGCGCGGCAGCTAGAGCGCCTAAGTCTGGAGCTAACCACCCAGAAGACGGCAGGCTTAAGTGTCACCGATCTAGCTACACCATTAGCAAGTCAGGCTGGGCTGTCATTACCTCAGACTATGTAGGCATTGAAACAGGTGACCGCACTACCATCCAAATTAAGGGTGATGTAGTTACCGGGACGCAGCCAATCCAAGTCCACAAGGATTTCATCAAAGTCCTTAAGCCACTTGGCTGGGATACCAAAACGCAAAGCTTTCCTGAAACCAACGCCACTGCTGTGCGTAACGCTTTAGTTGGTGTTAAATCCTTTCTTACAGCTGACAGCTCAATTAATGCTACATTCTACACAGCAAATAAATCTGAGGTTCAGGACGGTGCTAATATGGTGGGCAAAGTTTTCCTGAATATGGCTGGTATGGGAGATGTAGTTTTGCCTAAAGGCAATCAAAGTATGAGCGATTTTCACGATCGCTTTGCTATGCTTACAGGGCTTAACTATGAGAAGTATGCGCACCTTTATAAAGTCAGCTTCAGCATACGCATCAGCCCCGGTGGTTATCACAAAAAGATTTATGCTAAACACAATTAACCTGCAGCTATGATCCAGCAAGGCGTAGGCTATACTTTTACAAGTGACAGGCGCGGGTCTTCCCTGCTTATTGACCAGCCATTACCAACAGAAAGCAACCCGCTTACTGTTTCTGATGATGTGGATACAAATGGGCAAGGGGTGCTGCGCGTGAAACCCGGCACAGTTAATAATGTTATGCCCACTATTAACGGCACTAGGCTTGATGCTGCTACACCCCCTACGCTTAATTTACCATTTGGCTCAGAGTCTGAGTTTATGGTTGTTATCAAATGCACCGGGGAGAAAAATAAACGCTTCCCTATTGCTGCCACTGTAGAAATTGTGACATCTATTGAAGCTACTCAGGATAATGACGGCTATGGTTATTTGGCTATAGCTTCACTAACCAAGGTATCAAGCACAGCGCAGGGCGAACCTACTATTTATAGCTGGAATATTAACCAGCTGGTCAGTGGGTCTGTATGGGCTGAGCGCAGAAAGCTAACTGAACCTGACACAGCATTTTATTATTTTTCAAGGGTATGATGAATGAAAATAATAACCCCTTTGCTAGTGATCCTTGGCAACTGACCAGCAATTACAGACCAAGGGAGGTAACTTATAAACCTAATGGGAAACCCGATGAACCTATTGGCTATGTGGATATTGAAATTGCACGATTTGACCAAACTAATGAAGGGATTGTTAATGGTGGTAACTGCTATTTTAACTTATTTGGTAATAGCACCTTTGATCAAAACGGAACAATCAACCTTGTTGCAACAGATAACCCGTTTGTAAATCACGCGCCTGAAACTTGGGTTGATGAAATAAACTTTGACCAGCAGGTGACGCACGAAAAAATCTATGGGCATATTTATGTTAATCTAACTATTTCTGACCGCTGGGAAGATCATATCCCCTTCAGGGGTGTGATCTTTAAATATAAGATTAAAAAGGTAACAAGGAAGACTGAGCAATATTTTACCATCATTGACCCACCTTATGATGGTGTTCCCTATACCAGCATACCCGGTGACATAGATGAAAAATCCAAGGAAGAAGAAGATTTTAATTTTGATGTAAATATGCCTGAAGACATTGACCTAGCACTGCACTCTTTTTCCACAAGTAATTTTACGCAGGAGCAGAATATTGATAAAGGTTATGTGCTGCCCAAAGGCGGAACATTTCAGGACGGCACTCCTAAATGGGGTTATGACGCTATCCATTATGAGCAGGAAGAAAATAGGTATTACTTGGATCAGCCACCAATAGCCGGGCAGTTTTATACTGTTATTACTAAGCGAATTGTTACATACATTACTTATGTGTTAGACCCTTGGACTGCTGTGGAGGAAACCTGCACCCCACCAGCTTTCTATAACACCTAACGCCAAGCCTGCGCGCTTAGCCTTTGACCTTCCTGCAACATTGAAACCTAAGACCTATGCCCCTGCCTTCTGCTATTAAGCTGTTCATTGACCCGCGCACAGGTGATGCCTTTGGCAATTTTGCCGGGACTGCCAGCCTGACCAACCCGGTCTTTACGCTAGGTGACACTGCCACTGTTGAGCTTTACCTTGTGGAAAGCACAGGGCTTAACACCTACCCCCGGCAGGAGATCGGGTTTCCCACTAGCCCCGGTATCAGGGTTGCTGTGGGCGCGATTGATGAAAGCCCCCTAGCTGGAACTTGGACGCTATCCTATGGCGGGGACACCACCACTGCCCTTGCCTTCAATGCTACCCCTGCCGTAGTGCAGGCTGCGCTTAACCTGCTTGCCAGCATCACCGCTGCCGGGGGTGTCACTGTCAGCAAGATTGGTGATAATTATAACATTGTTTTCAATGCCAATGGCGCGCGCACTGAGCTGACCACCAATGGCGCTGCCCTGATCCCCTTGAGCGCTGCCACTGTAGCTAGCCTGCAGACCGGGGATGCCAATAAGCCTGCTATCTACCTTGTCCACCTGCAGCGCACTGTTGCCGGACTTGCTACCAGCTTCAGCCCCACTGCCGCCAGCGCCATCACTGTTGAAAGCCTGACAGCTTGGGATGGCACTAAAGCCACCTACCGGGCTAGCATCAGCCCTGACCCTAAGGGTGGTAGCTTCAGCCTATCCTTTGACGCGCAGACCGGGACTGATGTAAGCACTGCCGCTATCAGCGTTGGAGCTTCCGCGCTTGATGTGCAAAACGCGCTGAGCCTTGGCGCGCTGGCTGACGGCAAGGTTAGCGTCACGCAGGTAGGCGCTTACGCCTATGACATCACAGTTAAGACCCAGCCTGCCACTGCCGGACTGACAGCTGACGCAGCTGGTCTGCTTTCCTTCTCAGGCTATAAGGGTGAGCTTAACCTTAACACAGCTGAAGCTATCAGCCTGCTGGATGGTGCGCCCTTTGTGCAGACCACCCTAGAGGTGGAGATCACCAGCAACAGCAAGACGCTGACTGTCCTGCAAATCCAATGCACCCTGCAAAACGCTGTGATTGATGCAGGCGCTGTGCAGCCCTTGGTGCTGGATACCTACCTTAGCCAGACCACAGCTGACGGCAGATATTTCAAGCTCAGCCAAAACCTTGCTGACGGCACTGCCGGGACTATGCGCACTAACCTTGGTGTGTATAGCACAAGCCAAGTGGATACTGCCCTTGCTCTTAAGGCTGACCTTTCTGAGCCTACCTTTAGCGGCAAAATCTATACACCTGCAGTTAGAAACCTGCTCAATGCTGATCTGGTTATTGACTCCTATAATGACACAGGCGCGGGGACACACTACCTGCACAAGTTCACACCCTTTGACGGCAAGCTGGTGTTGGCTACCAATGGTGGTGGCTTGACCTTCCCTGACAGCACTACGCAGACCACTGCCTTTACAGGCACACTAGCTATTAGCTCAGTCACCGGGCTGCAGACTGCCCTTGATGGTAAGGCTGCCACTTCCCATACGCAGGCTATCGGCACGATCACCGGGCTGCAGACCGCACTAGATGGTAAAGCTGCTACTTCTCATACGCAAGCCACCAGCACCATCACAGGCTTGGATAGTGCTTTGAATGGTAAGGCAAACCTGACTGAACCTGTATTCATAAGCAAAATTATTGTGGACACACCCGGGGGTGATGGCACAGGGCAGAGGTTTGAGGCAAGCCATTCGTCCATTTACTTAGAAACAGCTGCTGGGAGTTTGTTCTCAGTGAACGCAGGATCAGGTGGAACAATCCCTGACATTCAATTAGTCTTAAGTGACAATGCTAGTTTGATTTATACCCAAATCCAAAATGGGACTTTTATCACCAATGCAAGTGGGTCTTTTATTGAACCTTATGCACGCAAGGATGGTGCAACATTCACCGGGAAGGTGAACACGGTTTCCCCTACTAGCACCAATGCTGGGCTTAACATTGGCAGCATCAATTCCACTGCTAACCTGACTAACTCAGTGGCTGGTGATGTGTGGATTGGCACTTGGCAGCTGTGCTACAAAACAAACAACGGGACTTTAATTTATGGAGCTGCAACAAATGGAACAAA